CCATCCCTCAGAAGACGAAAAACACCCTACTCTAGCAGTATCTAATATCACTTTAAACTATTTATAAATATAAAGGGAGATTATTGTGATGAGTAGTATAAAACCAATTTTAGACAAAACAATGGAAAAATTATTATCGAGGAAGCTAATGGTATGGTCAACAGCCACATATTTGATGCTATTTACCTCTTCGCTTGCAAGCGCGGATTGGGTAGCCATTTCTTTAGCTTATATTGGTCTTGAAGGATTAGCTGATATTGCTACAAGATGGAGACACGGCTCATGAGAATTACACAACTAAAACTTAAAGAAATTATAAAAGAAGAAGTTCGCGAAGCAATTAATTTGGATATGCTTAAATATTATGATGAAGAAAGAGAATGGGGCGCCGGAAGATTTGAAACCTCAGATCTAAGATATGAGATGGCCAAAGGAAAAATAAAATCACCAGAAGAACTGACAGATGATCATATAGAAGTGGCCATTCGCGATGCAATTTATGACGATGTGGATGTAGCAGACTTTGCCGCAGCGCGCTCCATGATACCCGGGGTTTCTAATGCTGAAACTGTACAAGCTGCCTTGGGAAATAGTGTGGAAGAAATGTGGGCAGTATGGGAAAGGGATAACGAAATATAATGGTTACGCTTCTTAAAACAAAAACTTTTTTTAAAAAAGCGTGGGTGTGGCTTAAACACAATTGGAAAGTTCCATTGGTAATTCTTTATACTCTGGCTTTGTGGTTTTTGTTTAGAAAAAAGGATGCTGCCTATCAGGTTTTAGAAGAAAGGAACAATAGCTATAAAAAACAGATCGATGCTATTAATGAAATTCACAACGAAGAGATTGAGAAAAGAAATAAAATATTAGAAAATTATAATGACATTTTAAAAGATTTGGAAAAACAATACGAAAAAGACAACCTTGAACTAGATAAAAACAAGAAGAAGGAAATTAAAAAATTGGTAGAGGAGTATAACGAAAAGCCAGATGAATTGGCAAAATTATTAGCAGAGAAATATGGATTGGAATATGTGGAATAAAATAATATCAACAATAATAGTGTTCTTTATAATGCTAATGCCCGTTATGGCCATGGCATTGCCGCCGGTACCCACCGGTGGCAAAATTACGGGCTTGCGATATAATCAAAAAGCACCCTACTCAGGAGTTTTGCTAAATAGTATTGCTGCTGCAAAGCTTTTGACAGACAAAAATTATTCAGAAGAACAATGGAAATTGAAACTACAGTACGAGCTAGCCAAACAATCAGCTAGATTGAGCTTAACTATTGAATCCCACAAAGCTTCCTATCAAGCTTTGGAAAAGAAACACACAATGTTGATAGGAATCAAAGATAATGAGATAGAGCGCCTTTCAAAGATTGCTTCTGATACTAATGATTATTCTGTTTGGTGGGCCACCGGTGGAGTAATAGTAGGAATCGGTTTAACTATTGCTGTTGTATATGCTGTACAGCCGGGACTTAAATAAATGGGCCGTGGCATTGGTGACTATAGTCGAGCTAAATTAATTCGAATAATAGATCAACACGCTGGACCAGCCACTGGAGATATAACGGCCGTTACAGCCGGCAATGGTTTACAGGGTGGCGGCACCAGCGGGGCTATTAGTATTGCTGTAGATATAGATGGAGCTACGGATGGTAGCGGAATTACTGTGTCTACTAGTGATCTACTTTTATTAGCTGATGTAAATGATAGTAACGCAGTTAAAAAAATAACAGTATCGCAATTAAATCTTGCAGTTTCTCCCGCTGGTAGCGATACTCAGGTACAATTTAATAATGCCGGCGCCTTCGCCGGCGCCTCCAGTCTAGTGTATAATAATTCTAGAGGATATATTGGCATTGGTGTGACAGCAGCCAACGCCGATCACGCCTTAACCCTTCCTGATACCGCGAGCGAAGCGGGGCGCATCAAAGCTAATGCTTATATTACCTATTCGTCGGCGAGACTAAAAGAAAACATTTCTTTAATCAACAATCCAATTGAAATATTAAATAATATACAAGGTGTAACTTTCGATTGGAAAGAAAATAAGAAAAAAGATATAGGCTTTATCGCTGAAGATGTGGGAAAATATCTTCCTCATATTGTAACTTGGGACAAAAATAATCTAGACGCTCAAGGTTTAGATTACAATAAAATTATCCCAATTTTAGTAGAAGCTGTCAAGTTTCAACAAGTTAAAATCGATACACTGCGCTGCGATTTAAATAAATTAAAAAATCTTATTACTGACCCGACATAATTTTATTTACTCTCCTACTTACCCAAGCCTTCCCTTGACCGGGAAGCTTAAAGGAGAAATAAATTTATGGCTAATGTACAATTTTCTAAGTACGGAAAAGGTATCGATCTTCAGGATCATTCTAGTTCTTATTCTAGTAATGCTGGAGCGATATTTCTTTCTAGTTCTTATTTAACTTTTAGATCTGATTTCTATATGAATAGCAGTTCTATTACCGATCTTCACTATCCTGAGAATGCGCAAGATGCTGCAAACAAAGAATATGTCGATCAAAAAGTTGCCGCAGGCAACGATCTTTCTGTCCAAGCGGACAGCGGCGGTCTTCTGACTGTCGATCTTGCTGATGACGATTTCAACGTATTGGGTTCTGCCAATGAGTGTGTCGTCGCAGGCGCCAAAGCTGGTAACGAGGTCACCTTTACGGTTGGTCTTCGCGATGATGTTAATGTCACTCAAAACCTTTATGTAGGCGCTGCTTTTGGAGTTTCCGGTAGTACCACTCTTGGTAATGCTGCTGCAGATGTTGTTACCGTAACTGGCCAACTTACTGCTTCACAGGGTGCTGACTTTACGTTAGTAACCAACCACGATGCTGGTATCAGCACTACTGGTTTGACTGCTAGTCTAGGCATTTCTGGTTCTAGTACTGCTAAGTTTGGTGGCAATCTTACAGTCGGTCCAGCTGCGTATGGCTTAACCACCGCTGGTGCTCTTACTGTTGCTTCAATGGCAGCTAACTGGACCAATGCTGGTCGTACGGTTGCTGACTTGGGTACTATCACTACTGTTGATATCAACGGTGGTACGGCTGATGCCCTCGTTATCGGTGGTAGCTCCCAAGCCGCGGGCAAATTTACAACCATTTCTGGTTCTAGCACTCTCAAGAGTGGTGGCAATTTTACGGTTGGAGCCGCGGCCTATGGTTTAACAACTGCTGGTGCTCTTGACATTGCTTCAATGGCAGCTAACTGGACCAACGCTGGTCGTACGGTTGCTGACTTGGGTACTATCACTACTGTTGACCTCAACGGTGGTACAGTTGACGGTACAATCATCGGTGGCGCCTCCGCCGCTGCTGGTACTTTTACGACTCTTTCCGCTTCTAGTACTGTGAAGTGTGGTGGCAACCTTACTGTCGGCGACGACGATTATGGTTTGACCACGGCTGGTGCTCTTGACATTGCGTCAATGGCTGCTAACTGGACCAACGCTGGTCGTACGGTTGCTGATATGGGCATTGTCACCACTATGGATCTTAATGGTGGTACAATTGACGGTACAATCATCGGCGGCGCCTCTGCTGCTGCTGGTACTTTTGCTGCTGTTGTAGCTACTAGTCTTGACAATAGTGATGGCAACATCACCAATGTCGGTGACATTGACTGTGACTCTATCAGTCCTGCTGACTCCGCCAACGGCCTTGAGATTCAATTTGCCGGCGTAACCGCTACTAACAAAATTGAACTTACGGACAACTTGGCAGAGGCGTTGACCATCGAGGTAGAGGGAGATGACTACATCAAATTTGCTACAACTAATGGTAGCGAGTTAATAACTTTTGGTGAAAATTCAACGTTTGCCGGCACAACAATTGCTAGCTTAGGTACGGTTACTACTATGGATCTTAATGGTGGTTCTATTGACGGTACTACAATCGGTGCTGCTTCCGCAGCTGCGGGTACTTTCGCCGCTGTTGTTGGTACAACCATTTCTGGTACTGTTGGTTCATTAACTTCATTGAAAGTTAATTCAACTATCGGTACCGCAGCAGATACTGATCTTCTCACTCTTGAGAGCGGTCAGCTTGATATAGCTGGTGTTGTTTCTGGTTCTGGCAATGCGGACTTCGGTGGTAATCTTAGAGTCGGTGCTGCGCAATATGGTTTAACCAGCGCAGGTGCTCTTGACATTGCGTCAATGGCTGCCAACTGGACTAATGCTGGACGCACCGTTGCTGATATGGGCATTGTCACCACTATGGATCTTAATGGTGGTACAATTGACGGTACAATCATCGGTGGCGCCTCTGCTGCTGCTGGTACCTTTGCTGCTCTTGTTGGCACAAGCCTTAACTGTTCTGACGGTAATATTACCAACGTGGGTAGCATTGCTTGTGATAGCATTGCCCCCGACGCCGCAGGAACTGGTTTGGACATCGATTTTACCGGTAACACTGGTACTAACTTGATTTCGTTGACTGACAATCTTGCTAGTGCTCTCGATGTTACTCAAGGTTCCGATTCTTATCTTAAGTTTGTTACTACAAACTCAAGCGAGCATGTTTTGATAAGCGAGAATCTTGAACTTGAGGCTGATATGTTTATGACAGGCGCAATGTATGTCAATGGTAATATTGAATTGCCTTCTGATCATGATGTAACGGCGCGCTCTTATATCACTTACTCGGATGCCGCTCTTAAAGAGAACATTGAAACTGTTACTAATGCCATGGACATGATCCAAGGCTTACGTGGTGTTTCATATGATCTTAAAGATGGTGGAAGACGTGAATTTGGTTTTATTGCTCAAGAGGTCAATACTGTTGTTCCTGAAGTTGTCCACACTAGTGGCGACATGATGGGTATCGATTATACTCGTATTACTTCCTTACTTGTTGAGGCAGTAAAAACGCAACAGGCTGAAATCGAAGCTTTAAAAAATAAACTAGACAAGTAATCTAAATTTTTAGATTAGTTGTGGAGGGAGAGCTTTCGGGCTCTCCCTCTTTTTGTTTAAAGTAGAAAAACAAACTAGTTATAATAACGGATTATGAGGATAATAAAATGTCTAAATATGGTAGTAGCGCAGATATAACTGGTTCTTTAATAGTTGACGGCGGCGTTGACCTTGGTTCTGGAGACGATGACGTTTACATAGATTCAGACACAGTATTTGTTGACGCATCTACTAATAGAGTGGGGATCAAAACGGAGTCACCGGCATATGAACTTCACGTTGCTGGAAACATGGGGGTCAACGAATACATTTACCATAACGACGACGCAGATACTTTTATCAGATTTGAAGATGATGAGATAACCGCCAAAGCTGGTAACGTAAGTTTTATCAATATAACTGAAGATGACTCCCAAGATAAAATTAGCTTCAACGAAGGCCGCGGCGACGTAGATTTTATAGTAAGGTCTCCAGACAACGCGCTAGCCCTTTATCTAAATGCCGGCAATGAGGTTTTTCACGTAAATCACAACGAGACGGGTTTTAAAACAAAGATTCATAGCACAAATGGCGAAGCCATAACAGTAGACAACAGTGGGGTCGTTTTAAATGAAGATGGCACCGCCGATAACGACCTCAGAGTAGAAAGTGGTGGTGAGGACGAAGCAATATTTCTAAATGCCGGGACCAACACTCTTTATATAAATAAGGGCGCCACCGGATTTACGACTATCATCAAAAGTACCAACGAAGAGGCTATCAGAGTTGGCGCAGCCGGCGTTATTTTAAACCAATATGGCCATGCTGATAATGATTTCAGAGTAGAATCCGACAACGATACTCATATGTTATTTGTCGATGCTGGCAATGATAACATTGGCATAGGCACGAGTTCACCGAGCACATCGGCTATATTAGAAATTTCATCAAGCAATAAAGGTCTTATGTTGCCTCGTGTTTTGTCTTCCTCGAAACCAACTGCCACAAGCGCCCTTAATGGTTTGATGATATATGAAGAGGACACTCATCGTCTAAAGATTGTAGCTGATGGCGAGTGGCATACAATTAAATATGACGAATAAAACGAAAGAAGATTTTAATAAAATAGCATATATAGAAAAAGCAATTACCAAGAAGTTTGGCCACGAGGCAATTGTGAACCCAAAGTCGCTTTGGACTGATGAAAAAGAAAAAGAATACCTTGGAGATTTGGAAGAGTTTTATTCTAGGCAGAGAAAAAGAGCAGATGATAATGAGAAAATAGAAGAAGAAGGGTTTTTATTATCTAAAAATCTAATTAGTAAAGAATCTAAAAGAGTTTGCCCGGTGTGCGATGAATATTCTTTTAGTATGAGAGACGATCTTTATATGAATAAATTTGAATGCTGCTGGAAATGCTATATTCAATGGGTAGAAGATCGAGAAGAAAGGTGGCTATCAGGCTGGAGACCGTACAATGATAAGAAAAAATAAAAAAAGAATAGATCCTCGTTATTTTTTAAATGAGACGGCTACAAGAGAAGACGAAGATCACAAGGGTTTTAGACAAGACGATGCTGATAAATTATTAGATCAAATTTTTTCATGTAGACATGGAAATAAAGATCTTAATCAAGCTATTGGCTCTCTAGCCAAGGAAGATTTTGAGTTTAGCGCTGATTATCCTGATGCCAATCTTGTGACTTATAGATTTAAATTTAAAGAATTTGGTACTTTACGTTGGGTATTCAATACTATTAAAAAAGCATGCCCGGGGTGTATTAAGGCTACAGGATTCGCGACCCCTCCCACTCATTATTTGTGGAGATATCACGCGGAAGGAAGAACCTATGAGGGAAGTTTTGATGTCCCCACAGAAGAAGAGCGTCAAGCTACAGGCGCCACCGGCCACTTCGTAGTAATGGTTCGTAAAGATGATTTTTCTACATGTTAGTAAGGAGTAAACTAAATGGCAACAGTATATGATATAGTAAAAGGAATTAATCAAGCTGCAGCAAATGCTTATGATGGTTCACATGATAAAAGATTTGTAGAGGAAGGTGATGAAAAACTTACTGGACTTAAAAGAGAACAGGGTTGTGCCATTAATGACTCTAGGGTGATGGATGGGTTCAATGTCCGTATGGCTGGTCCCAAATTGATAGTTTCATATCAGTCGGAAATGCCTATGTCAGATTTTCACAATACCAAACTAGATCAAGAATTAGAAGAGACATATGCTGGTATTATAAAGTTTCTAAAAAAAGAATATAAAAAAATAACCGGCGATGCTTTGTCTCTGAAAGAAGATGGAAAAGTAGATTTTATTCTTCAAAACATGTCAAAGATTCGTACTTGGATACAAGCTACTAAATCCTATACAGTGGGCAACATGAAGGATGTTATTGAAATTGGCGAGCCGTCTAAGGATACTCTAGAAAGTGGTTTTAAAAAGTTTTTAGAACTTAGTACGGATAAGAAGCCAGAGAACGTAACCCGAAAAGATGCCTAATGGCTTATAAGCTAACCAAAGATAAAATAGTTCAAGAGATTGTAAAATCTGGCAAGAAACCGGTTTATTTTATCAACACATATTGTAAAATTCCCCATCCCGGTAAAGGTCTTATCCCATTTAAAACTTATGATTTTCAAGGCGCCTTGGTTGATAGTCTTGCTCTTCATAGGTTTATTGTGGTTTTAAAGGCTCGCCAATTAGGAATTTCTACAATAACCGCTGCGTATATTGCATGGCTTGTTTTATTTCATAGAGATAAAAATGTTCTCATCGTGGCTACTAAACTTTCAACAGCTGCCAATCTCGTCAAAAAAGTAAAGATTATTCTTAAAAATCTTCCTGAGTGGATACGCATTGCCGATCTTACAATTGATAATAAAAACAGTATAGAGTTGTCTAACGGCTCTCAAGTTAAAGCTTCATCAACTTCGGGCGATGCTGGTCGTTCAGAAGCTTTGTCTCTTCTTGTCATTGACGAGGCAGCGCATATTGACGGCTTAGAGGATCTTTGGACCGGTCTTTATCCTACAATTTCTACTGGAGGGCGATGCATCGCAATATCAACTCCCAATGGCGTTGGCGATTGGTTTCACGAAACATACGTCGGCGCCGAAAGTGCCGAAAATGAATTTTTACCAATAAATCTTACATGGGATGTACATCCCGATAGAGATCAAAAATGGTTTGATGTAGAAACTAAAAACATGAGCCAAAGACAAATTGCTCAAGAATATGAATGTAACTTTAACACTTCAGGCGATACAGTCATTCATCCGGATGATATTCTTCGTATAAAATCTTTGATCAAAGATCCGGTCTACCGTGTCGGTTTTGATCGCAATACTTGGATTTGGGAGGAACCAAAAGATGAAAATAAATACCTACTGGTTGCTGACGTGGCACGAGGCGACGGCGCTGATTCTAGCACATTTCATGTTTTCAAACTAGAAACAATGGAAATAATTTGTGAATACAAAGGAAAACCAACACCGGATATTTTTGCTGAAATAATTTATTCAACCGGTTTACAATATAATAATGCTATGGTTGTTATTGAAAATAATTCCGTAGGTTTCCATGTTTTAGAAAA